CTGCTGCTAATTTTTGAACTCCAACTAAAGCGTTTTTATCTGGAGTACTACCATCTCTAGCTTCGTTAAGTCCAGTAACATCTCTTATCATCTGCAAGTAATAGTTATAGTTACCTATTAGCGCTTGCATTTTATTACCACCAGATCCACTAGTTATTTCTTGAATAGGCACTTTACCAGGGTTCATATCCCCGTCAGAAGTAAAGCTTCTACCAATAACAGATCCCGTTTGAAAATACATGTTTAATGCTTCTTGTGGACTATAGTTTGTTCCGTTACCCAAGTCAATCTCAGCTAACCCATCAGCATCTAAATAAACGCCATCTGGAACCATTCTAGCCATTATTTGTTGCAGCTTTAAATGTGTTAGTTGAATCATGTCCGCGAAGCCAGTGATTCTACCTACTAAAGATTCTATTTTTCCATTATACATTCTAGGAGCAACTATAGAGTAGTTCATTTTAACTTTAGTATAGTCACTCTTTGGTCTCATCATGTTTTTAGACATTTCCCACTTAAGTAGCTTGTCAGTGCCTAAAATCATTGCCCCTTCATAAAGGCACTCTATAGATCTTAGCATTCTACCATAACCACCCTCTTTATCCGCAGGTGGGTTGTACTGGTCATCTCTAGGTATAATTTTATCTGCACCAGAGGCTGTTTCTTTAACTTTATAAACCTCATTCATGTAGGTCTTCCAGTTAAAGTATATTACTTGAATGGTGTTATTATCTTCTTTGTTGTACGAGTGCGTAGAGTTGTAATTAGACCTATTGTTAGACTTGTTTTTCATTATGTCTTCAAGATCTTCTTCTGACAAGTGAGGAAATTGTTTGGCTAATTCGTTTACCGGTATAGTCTTAACCTCACCAACGTAGTATATATCTTCAAAGTAAGGGGAGTCAGTGTATGAGTACACTAGGTTTGCTGGATCAACATAATCTATAGTAACACCCTCAGATGTATTAAAGTTTGTTTTAACAGCTCCAATTCCTAAGACCGTAAGGTCATAATAAAATTGTTTTTTAATCAACTCGTAGTTGTTACCCTCAAACAAAACATTTAAAGCTTGTTCTTCCGCTATTTCAACAGCTTGTTTATAGTTTAATTGCATGTGTAGGCCTAACTCTTCTTCTGACTCTGGTAATTCTTCTTTTTTATTTTTATAAAGATCAACGTTAAAATCTTTTATAGCAGAGTCATTAAAAGCTTTAGCCTGCATGTCCCTTGTTATAGACTCCATGTATTCAGTGCGTTTTTCAATACCAAAAGGATCTTGGGAATAAGCCTTTATATCGTAAGTTCTTTCAGCAATACCGTTAACTACAATATCAACAAACTTAGGGATTATAGGGACAGGCTTCCAGTCTAAATTTAAATAGGACAAATCGCCATTGATTGACAACTCATCCTTATACTTTTGAATAGACTGTTCGCCTCGAGCGTACAATCTTAAATTATGAAAGTTATTGTGGTTAGATATATATCTATTAGAATTTCTATCGTTATTAAACCACTCTTGCTCAATAGCTTTACCTACTTTTAAACCATACTCATAGCTTAACTTCTCAGCATCGCTAACTGCTTGACTTGGAAAATAACTTTTAATGCCAGACTCTGCCATATTTATTACTTGATTATTTGTGAATTGCTACCAGTATTTGTGTATCTGGAAACGTTTATATTTAACTTAGGTTTTTCAACCGTTGCATTTGGAGCGTATAAGTGTCTATTATTAGCCATAACAGCTAAACCAGAACTTATTGACGCATCATGTTTTGTTCTTTTGTTTATATCAAACTTAGCCCAATCGTTTAACAACTCGTTAAAGTAACAGTCACCAAGAGTTCCATCTTCTTTTATTCCAACGTGGTTTTGAATGTACATTTCAATTGCTGCCGCGTGAGCTTGTTTTATATCTTCACTTGAATTAGGTATTCCTCCAACTTCTTTTTCCGCTACAGATAATTTGTTCCATATTTTGTCAGGTCTATTCATACTAAACCCTCTATATCCTCTTCGCCTTAAATAGTACAATAGACGAGGTTTGTTGTTCTCTGCTAATATTGGCATGCCGTAAAATACTAAAGCCATTAGAACATCTTCAAAGAACATCTCGGCTGTTGGAGGTCTTGACAAGTATTCTAAAAAGAAACTATTAGCGGGCGCATCCTCCATGCTAAACCTCGTTAATCCGTGTAAAGCTCCTTTAGAACCCACACCATCTACTGTTCCTGATATATCATATGAATCACAACCAAAAGCACCCATGTGTTCGTTGCCAGGGTGTTTTACACCATTTTTAAGTACAACGTTGTTTTGTAATTGTTGAGATGGAACCCAACTAACTTTAAACCTACCTTTTTTATCTGGATAAAATATTACTTGAGAATCTTTAACTCCATTAACCCACTGAAAATTACCTTGAGTAACACCGAGGGTGTTTGACATTTCTTCGTTGTAGTCTATTTGCTCGTATAACTTGACAAGGTTAAATATACTCCCTTTTGTTTCATCTCTAAACGCATGCTCTGTTGTTCTTGGAAACTGACGGTAGAATTCATTTAAACCATCTTGGTCATCCTTTAAACCATCTACTTCGTTTTGCCAGTTATCTATTACGCCTACATCTATTAGTTCACCGCTTGGGTCGAACCGATTGACATCAGGAGTAGTGAAAACTGGAACTCCGTGCTCGTCAATAAATCCTTCGTAGTTCCATTCCATTGGGATAAACAAAGAGTATAAACCAGACTTTGTCTGACCATTTCTGTTTCTTTTTGTAACGTCTGAAGCATTGTATAGTTTTTTAAA